CACTTGTTTGCTCACTTGTTTGCTCGGTAGATTGGTAACTGCCATATTTACAGATAGTTATTAGTGTAAATTTGTTTGTCGTTTTTCGTAAAATTGCACCGCTTTTCTCTAGAATTTCCAATTTTCTTCTTACACTTATCACTGGTATTCCTGTTTCTTCGCTTATGTTTCTTACAGACGTCACAAACTCACCTCTACGGATATTGAAATATTTCCATTTCTTATCCCTATCATTTGCAGATACAATCAGATGATAAAACAAATGAACGACTTGAGAGTCTTTGTACCACTCCCATTCTTTTATTTTTCTATGTAATTTAATCCATCCACTTGTCATACTAATAAGGTTCTTTTGTTAATTCAATATTCAACTTATTATCAGCAATATATACAACTTTGCCTGTAGCTTTAGTTATACATTGCTTAAACTCGTCTGCACGGCTGTTATTTGAGCTTAAATGAAGTAAAACAATCTCCTTTGTTTGGCTCAAATCGCTCTCCATTAAAACACGCTTACAAGTGCTTAATTCCATGTGACTAATCGCTAATCGATTACCCATTTCAGCGTAAACAACTCCACTTTCAATGTTATAATTTAAGACGTCACTTGAATAGTTACATTCTATCATTATATGGTCTAATGGTGGTAGCTCATCTTCTATATCTGCGGTGTCTGTGGCAAAAAGCAAACGCCCTATTTCTGCGTGTTCAATGATAAAGCCAACGCATGGTACATCGTGGTTCATTTGCAATACAAATATTTTAAAATCGCCAACAATGTAGCCGTGCATCGGTTCAATTACTTTGCAGAAAGGCTTGTTTTTTAAGCTCTGTGACGCAAAGACATCTTCGATTGATAAAACTCTAACCCCATACTTTAAAAAGCTTTGGAGAGCCTTAGCATGGTCTTGATGTCTATGCGAAACCAAACAGCAAACAACGTCTTTAAAGCTAAAATTCAATGCTTCTTGAATTTGTTTAAACATTATGCCACACTCTATGATTAGTTTTTTACCGTTATTAGCTTCCAATATGTAGCAATTGCCTTTACTACCTGAACTTAGACATTTTAGTTTCATGCTTTAGCTCTCCATCTGTTTTAATTAGTATTGTGGTTGTTCTTCTGTCGCTGGAGCTTCGTTTGTAATCTCACCTGTCTCCGTGTCTACCTTTTCATATTGAGTTTCATCAAGCATGATAGGCTTTCTTTCTTCTGCTTGAACGGTGATAATTTGCTGTTGTGGCGTATCTGTATTATCTTTTGAGATTGCATCTTGCATTTCAACAGATAGATAGCCATACTTTGAAAGCAAGCGTCTTACAACGGTTTTCAAACCCATGTCGTTGAAATTGCCCTCCCAACCTACCTTTGTACTTGCTTGGTTGGTTTGTGCTGCCTTAATCAAGTCTTCTACTTGTGGCTTGTTTTTGCCTTTGAATGATGGAGAATAACGCAAAGCGTAATTTGCCATGTCTTCAACGCTCACATAAAGGGTTTTTGAAAAGCCATTGAGCAACTCAAAATAGCAGAAATAACCCACAATTTTGTCCGATTTCTTTTCACCATCGAAAGCAATTTCACCTGTAAGCTTGTTCACTTTGCGAAGTTCACCCTCATAGACAAAGTCTGCGTTGATGGTTTTATATTGACCTGTACGCATTGCAAGCTGGATATAGCCTTTATAGCCTGGAATAAAGGTAGGCGTTGGGACTTTAGTCCAAGTTCCATCAGGGTTCTTTACATTATTGTTAAAGACGATGATGTAAGAAAAACCCAAAGCTTTATTTAGTGGTAGTCGCAAAGTAGCAGCTCTTAAAGCTTCTGCTACAATACTTGCGGGCTGACAAGCCTGTAGCGATTTATCACCTGTAAAAAGGTCGATTAAAGACGCTACAAAAGCGTCTTTATGTTCACCTAAAGCATTACCAAATTGAGATTGCACAGATGGTGCATTGATAACCGACTTAAGTATGTCTATTGGTCGGTCTTGTTTTGCTGTTAATTCTGTTGACATAGTTGTATTATTTAACTGTTATTGTTTCATTTTCGCTCACGTATAAGCGGATTTGCTGACCTTGTGTTGGTATAATATTTTGCACGCTTTCGCAATTATCGATGAAGATTGGTGCACAGATATTTTTGCTTTTGCAAATAGTATTGATAATATCAAGTCCAACTGTATAAGTAGCAGCTTTGTTTAGCATATTGTAAGGAACACCATCTAAAACAGCTTCGCAAGTTTCATATTCACCGCCATTAATTTGCGTTTCAAACATCTTAAATTTAACATGTTCAAACATGCTGTTTATCTTTTCCTCCACTGCTTCAATTCTCGCTTTTGAGAACTTTTGAATTGTGAACTCGATGCCCTCGAGTTGAGCAAGCTCTTCTGCTTGGTTTTGCATCATTGTTTCAAGTTCTGAAATGCGCTTATTGCAAGCGTCGATAGTTTCTTTTGTGCGAAGAGTGAAAGTGATAGTTTGAATGTCTTTGCTTAGCTCGTCTTTGCGTTGTCTTAGTTCTATATCGCTTGCCGTCTTCACCTCGCTATTAGCCTCATCTTGCAACTTAATAATCTTGTTTTGCAATTCGATATATTTTGCATCAGACTTGATGGCGTCTGAATTATCAGGTAGCAAAATTTCTTCTTTCAATATTGGATTTACTTGCTTTTCTTCGATACTTGCAATAGTATTTTGAAGTTCATCATTTAGCTTTGCAATCTCGTTTTGCAAACCCTCCATTGTCGTTTTATTATTTAAGCCTGCCTTGTTATTTTCTGCAAGATGCTTAGCTTTATTCTCGTTAAAGCGTTCTGTCAGCTCGGTTTGTTTAGCTTGAATTTCTTCCACCTCAAAGTGCCTATGACAAGTAGGACAAACAAACTCATCTTCGTTGAAAGTTATCTTTTGAGCATTGATTTCTTTCCACTCATTAATAAGCTTCTCACGCTTGTCTTTGCATAGAGCTAGCATTTCTTCTTTTGCTTTGATTAGGCTGCTTAATTCTCTCTTTCTTGCTTCTAGCTTAGCAAGCTCATCAATGAATTGTTGCTTTTCTTCTTTTCTTGAGTGGTAAGCTCGCAAATCTGCACTCTGTAATTCCATTTCATAGTTATAGAGTTCTGTTTTTACAGCGTTCATTTCTTTTACCTTTTGCAAACGCTCTTGTTGACTAGCTTCATAAGCTTTTGAAATGTCTAACAGCTGACTTTCAATAGCTTTTAACTCGCTTTCTTTTGATGCCTTTTCTTCTTCGAGTTCAGCCCAATTTCTATTCTCGGGCATGTCTCTCATACGCTCGTCTATACGTTCAGGAATAGAATCTAACTCGCTTTTAATTCTGCGTTTCTTCGATGAAATTTCTTTCTTGTATTCCTCCATCTTTTTGCCTGTCAAGTTCTTAAGCAAACTTTCAAAATCCTTATTGCCTTTTGCCACATCCTCATCAGATATTTTGCCTGCCATATCGAAAAGCATTGCTCGTTGAACTTCCATTTTTTGAGAAGTGAAATGAAAAGGATTGGTGATGAACTTGAATATTTGCTCTGGGCAAATTGCATCAATAGCATCATTCCATTCTTTTACACTCATTGGCACATCGTTATAATAGCGTTCTTCCTCGTTACCTGTAAAAACTTCCTCCGATGTACCACGCTTTCTCACCCACTTCTCATTGAGTTTGCGAACAAGTGTAATTTCTTCACCATCAACGACTAACACACCTCTAACTTCATGTGCTATTTTTGGTATGATAACGCCATTTTGGTCGTAAGTTTTAACATCAAAAACTTTGCGACTATTGCTATCTTTACCAAAAAGAAGCCAAGTAAACGCATCGAAAATAGTTGTTTTACCAATTCCATTTTTGCCTAAAATACTACTACAAACATCGTTAAAATCGATAGTGAGTTGTCTTATACCCTTGAAGTTTACAAGAGATAAGCTCTTTAATAAAATTGTTTTCATTCCTTTATATTGTTTTTATCCAACTTTCATAATTTCTAATACTTTGCTTATATTGAAGACCAATTTACGACCATCTCGATGTGTCGCTTTGTCAAATCGTCCACTTTTAATCTTTCTATTTGCTGTTGGAATTGAGCAATTTAGAAGTTGTGCAAAGCCTGCAACGCCATAAACAAATTGAGGTTCTTTTTGCTTGGTATCGCTTTCAAATAAAGAACTTTTGGAAGCGTTTATTAAAACCTCCAAGAACTCACCAACTGTCATGTCGATAATTCTTTTATTCAAAGTTTCTTTTGTCTTTTCTGCTTCTTCGAGCAACGCTCTTGACATCATAATTAATCCTCCTTAATTAATTGTTCTAACTCGGGTAATTTGCCGTCTTTTGACCACTTTAAGAATAGCTTTGTATAAGCAAAAGCAGCGCAAAAGCCTATCACTTTCGATGTAATTAATGTCACCCACCAATTCTCATGTGAACGTGGTACTGACAAAATTCCTACGATTGCAATAAAAGCGATAATCATTAACATTTGGTATCGCCAATTCTTTAATAATACTATCATTTTTATAGTTGATTTGTTTGTTTTTATTTCATTTTATCGGTGAAAAGATGATGTATTGTAAGATTAAAAGAAATAAGCACCATCTTCACAGACAGTGCTCATCGCCAATGTTACGCCAAACATTTAAACATTAAATTAATTTGAAATCATAAACAATTTTAATCTATGTATCATCTTTCTCCGTTGAGTGGCTATTGCTGGAATCGAACCAACACGAAATGACCTCATATAGCCTCATCTAGTCGACGTTGAGAACGTTTAGGTGGTTATTGCCTGTAGCCTATTAACATCACTTCTTGCTATATATTGGTTGAGGTGTTAAAAACAGCCTTGCAAGTTCGGTGCTCCTAGATTTTTTGTTTTTTTGCTTAATCTTTTGTAGTGAGATTGTACACTTTTACCAATTCAGTTTCAACTCCATTGTATTTTTTGAGAGCTGTTTGCCTTATCATTTCTGATAAATCAGAGTTCACTGTTCTAAAGGCTAGCGCATCATAAATACACTTCGGTTTTATCTTAAATTCAACAGACAATTTCAATAAATCATCTCTTGATATTTTTATTATTGGTATTTTTCTTGTAATTCTCATTTCTATGTACTATATTTGCAATTGTATTTATTACGAAGTATTTCGTATTTGATTACGTTTGCAAAGATAAAGCAAAATGATTAATCTACAAAACAAAAATCAAGCAAAATGGTTGATTTTAACTTTTATTAAATAATAAATTATGGCAAAATTAGAAGATGATTTGCGTAAATTCTTTGATAGTCAAAAGATTACACAAAAAGATATAGCAAATAGGCTAGGCGTTTCCACTGCTTATATTAATTCATTATTTAAGGGTAAAAGAGCTTTTGGAAAGGAACAAGCGGAAATTTGGGCTAATCATTTTGGTTTATCACCTGCATGGCTTTTGACAGGTGAGGGTGAGATGCTCAAAACCGACACACAAAATGACCAAATAAAGGAAATACCGCTTGAGGAAGCTCATAATTATCCCGATGGGTCGCTGATTCCTTATTTTGGAGAAACGCAAACCAAAGGAGGATTAGACAACTACCAAATACCAACAGATATAGTTGAATATCCAACATCAATGATAAAAGCTGGTGATATTTTTATCAAAGCGACATCAGCTATTAAGCATATAGGTGAAAGCATGGCAGAATATCCATCAGGATGTGTTTTATTTTGCCGTCAGGTTGAAGATATGTCACTACTTGTTAATGGTTCAATATATGTCATTGAGACAAGCGAATATCGAGTAACAAAGAAAATACACAACCTAAAAGATGCTATTAGAGCTTATTCAACTAACACTGAAACATATCCCGATGGTGCACTAGTTTACGCACCTTTCGATATTCCAAAATCAAAAATAATGAGAATGCACAAAGTTTTAGGATATTCGTGCAAAGTGGAATAAAAAAAATAACTCAAGCATAAAAACCATAATTAAATACTACTTAAAATGAATACAGAAGAAACCTTAGCAAATATTGCCCTCAGGATAGAAAAAATGAGAAATGAAATAAAAAAGTATAAAGATAAATATTCTATTCCTGAAAATGTTGATGCAGAGAAATTGCTGGTTGTGTTACAAT